CCTGCACTGCGGAAACTGCCACGCACAAGCCTGCCGGCAACGGCCGTCCGGCCCACAAAAGTGGGTCTGGCGATCGAGCCAACAGGTCCTCGTGGTGGCAACCCCGAGAGCCCCCTCCGGTTTCAAACCGGTAGCCCCGCATTATGTAGCGGGGAGCCAACGGCGAGTTAGTGCAACTGCGCCGTGCAGTGCAGAACGCTCCAGACAGGAAGCGTCCCTAGAACTAAGAGGGTTTTTCAAGTCCTCCAGCTTTAGGAAAGCTTTTGTCAGGGCACCGTATCCCTCCAGTTTGTCAATGCGATAAACTGGTCTCGGAATCCAACAGTTTACTTCAAACCGGTGGAGTTTCCGATTCCATCTTTGGATGGATCGAAAACCGAGAAATGAGGTACGGCCAAGACCGGCGCTGGTATCAGATACGAAGGGTAATTCCCCTAGTATCGATTCAAGCTTACATTGCATGAATCTAGCAGTCATCCAATAACCCTTCTTATAGAAGGAATTGGACGTAGCTGTCCATGATATCAGTTGGTCGGCTTGCTGTCTGTTCTCAGGACATGTTCGCCGGACGTACGTAGGTGTTACCTCGTACCCCCGATACGCGTCTATACCACACGACTCTCGAAAGTTTCCACTAACGAAAGTCTTATTGGTATTCACCTTGCAATTGTATTTTCGCAGGTGTTCGAGAACAGTCACCGCATACGTGGTTGGAACGATAATATCGTCACCATACACGTAGACGTCTCTCGAAACTTTAAAACAGTTTCGAGGCGTCACAGGAAGGTTTGCTGCCTGTAGACAAGCCACTACACATATAGTGTAGAAATACATGGCCTCTACAGGAAAGCAAAGAGCACTACCCATCGAAGCAAACTTCTTTAATGGTCCTATAATAGTTCCATCAGGAAGTTGTGCTCGTGTTGATCTACATGCGTCAATAGCATCCCGAAGATCGGGATTACTACGAAACATTTCTAATGCTAGATCCCGCGGAACGCGGTCACTAGCATCGGAAAGGTCGATCGTTGCTAACCGACAAGTAGATGAACTATCAAGCGCGAGCCGTTGGTTTATAGATTGATCACGAAAATTAACGTGACCACCTGCAAACCTAGAAGATTCGATAACGTCATAAAGGACATTACGAATCCCCTGCTGCACATATTGCATGCAGACAGGCTCTATTGCGATGATACGGGGACTTTTGAGAGTCTTCGGAACGGCGATAACCCTAACGGGCTTCTCGTCTTCCGGCTTAACGATCGTTACCAAGTCAAGCTCCTTTGCATCGATAGGCATTCCAAGAGGATATGCATTATCGATCAACGGGAAGTAAGGCTCGAGGCGATCGTGCCAAAACTGCCAAATGTATTTCTGATTACCAGATATACTCTCAGCAGTTGCGCCAGGTCCATGTCTGGGAGAACATTCAGTGAGCTTAATACCCACAAGATCGTTATCCCAGAGAATAGAAGATACTGCCATAAAGTTGGCAGCATCGACTGTTGGCACTGAAGACATCTCAATTGACTGCTCAATTTCGATGTATGAAGAGAATGCGATTGCCGTCCTTTCGGGCGTACAATCGACCTCCAGTTTCTTAAACGTAAGGCAGAGTTGCCGAACGGTTTCGACAACTGAGGGGAAATCTTCTTCATATTCGTTAATCCTTCCTGTCTCACGACTGAAAATCTGACTGAGCATTCCTTGCAAAAAGCAGGGTATCGCTCCAATCTTCCGAAAATTTCGGAACATTGTTGAGTCAATTATCCCATTTGATAGAGCTCTTTCGAAATCTCTACAAAAATTGGGAAGGGTTATCGTTAAAAACGACATACCCTCATTTTCAGTCCGGGATCTGATGGTAATCAGATCTCGTAAATCAGAGACATCAGCGATGCACTTGTTGGAAGCGTCTTTATAGACATATTCCAACAGCTCCAGAGAGTCACTTACGTTGCTTTTCAAGTTACCTCCATATCTGGGGGACAACTTCAAGCCACGTACCTTTGCCTACACTGATGCCAGTAATGGCACCAGAAAAGTTGGTACCACTACGAAAATACGCCCGGATATGCTGCTTGGATCAGGATTCTGTTCCAAACATCTTTCCAGACGCCGTAGTATCTAGCCAGGTCTTAAGACCGGCTATAAGCTGATCTACTTGAGTTTGACTGAACCCATAAATGGGACGATCAATCACAAAGTAGAAGCTGAGAGTCTCGAAATCGTTGACAGCTGTCAACGGGTCCGCGACAATAGCACGCTGATCGACCCTTGCCATTGACCTTTGACGGTCACCGGATAAGGTGTGGGAAATCGTAAGTTTATACGACCCATCCGCTTTCTGGTACGTGGATGATAAGTCCTTCGTACTAGTACGCGGCATCGATTGAGCAACAGCATTAACAGTAACAACTTGTGGATCGGCAAAAGCCATGGTTGACCTCCAATAGCAAAAGGAGAGTTTAAACCATTGCAGCCACGTCCTTTCTCAAGGGACGCAACATCCTAAGGCAATGATCGACTCATTCATCGAGGCGTAGTTCGGGAGATCCCGAGCGCTCCGAGAATGGAAAGACGCCATGGGGATAAAGTTTCCCATGGCGAGTCGAATCCAAATGGACTACCTGATGCCATCCTCTGCTTAATCTCGATATTACGAGAGAAAGTCGCGAGGACGTCACCTTTGATAAAAGGTATCGTCTGATAAAGAACGACCCTTCTTATCGTGTGACTCATCACATACAGGTACTTGGACACAACCCCATCGTATAGTCGTTCAGTTATACGGTCTAAATTTCGACCGATATTGAACTTCCAATCGATGAGCCAGGACCAAGGCGTTGCACGCCAGACGGAAGACGGACTAACTCGTAAGCCCTGCATGGTTAACCATGCATAGAGGGCAGACATTCCCGGATAATCATTCGGGTAGTTAGGGTCTTGATCAGGAATATAGTACCGGAAACAACCAGAAGAAGTGACGAGAGTATATTTTTCCTCCCACACTTCCCAAGTTGCAGCTCCGGGCCTACACAAAATCGACTCCATGAGATAGCCTTGCGGTTCACACCGAAAGCCTGTTCCAGAAGCCAATTTTGTTCGCTGAACATCGTCTAGCAGAGTCCGCCGATAATGTTTCCACTTCCCATTATCACGTTGCAATTGCTCGTAATATTGGAAAAACTTCAGATTATTCTCATTGAATTTCTGAAGATCGGAAATAAACGGCGCCCAG